GATATTCAAGAAAATTAAACCTCTTTTAAAGACTTCACACAAAAGGCTTGGCTTGCAGTTTTTAATTTATTATATTAGGAGCATGGAGGAAGAAAAAACTAAAATATATAAAAGATAGAAAGATGAGAAAATGGGAAATGGTAGTATATGGTATCGAGGGTTGTGGATACTGTAGCGAACTTAAGAACGGATTAGGGGTAATGAACATCCCTTTTACTTATATCAATATCTCAGACAACGATGAGTTGGGAGATAAAATAGAAGATTTATTCAAATGTCCAGTATATCCTATGATAGCTCTTAACAATCCTCAGAAGATTGTTTGGCTACCCGGGACTTCTTTATTACCTTCCAGTACTATCAGAACATTTGATACAATTAAACAGTTATTAATTAATATTAAAGAAACATATGACAATTAAATTATCAGCAGATCAAATATCAGCTAATTGGGATACATTCATATCTAATATAGATACTTATATCTCAGAACCAAGACGTTCTAAACTTAAAGAGTTCTATACTAAGTATCAAGAACGTATTATGCTTATGCCAGCATCTAATAAGAAGGAATACCACTCAGCATTTCCAGGAGGTTACGTTGATCATGTTAATAGAGTAGTTTTAGGTGCAAGAAAATTTCATTCCTTATGGACAGAGATGGGTTGTGACACTTCAACTTACACTATGGAAGAATTAATATTTTCAGCTATCAACCATGATTTAGGTAAAATGGGAGATGATGAAAATGAAGCTTACATACCACAAACAGACGCGTGGAGAAAGGATAAATTAGGTGAAGACTACACGTTTAATACTAAATTAGCGTTTGCGTCGGTACCTGATAGATCGTTGTTTTTACTTATGTCTAATGATATTAAATATACTTTCAATGAAATGGTAGCTATTCAAACTCATGATGGTTTATATGATGAGGGTAATAAGAAATATCTTATGGGTTATATGCCGGAATTAAAACCAAGAACTGCTTTACCTTATATCTTACATCAAGCTGATATGATGGCTGCACGTATTGAATGGGAAACAGATTATTTACCTAAATTTAAAGGAGATAAAAAAGTAGAAGTAAAATTACAACCTGCTAATAAGTTTTCTATTAAAGCTCCTAAATTATCAAATCCTGATGCTCCTTTTGCTAATCTTTTAAATAATATAAAATAATGGGTACAATAATTTTAATTAACGTAATACTAGTAATAGTAGGTGTAGTAGGATATGTAATTTGGAATCTAATGAAGAAAGTTGAAAAACTTGAAGCAATGATAGATGTACAAGAAAAATACATAACTGATTTTTATGAATTAGTTAAACAATCTGAATTGAAAATCAAAGAAATAGATTCTAAACAATTATTTCAATCAGATGATGAGGTAGGTTTCTTCTTTAATAATTTAAAAACAATACAAGAGGCTTTATCCGATTATATCAAATTTATAAAATAACATGGAAGTATTAAGTTCAGAAATTAAGATACTTCATGTCCCTCAAGAAGAAACAGAAGTACAATATACAAAAAAAGGTACAGTAAGGAAAAGGAAGCCTAAAACTAAAAAAATGTATTTCACTCAGGACACTGAGGATGCAATTGTAGAGTATTTAGCCGCCACAGATCATTACACCAGGAATAAGATTTATAATGAAAGAATACAATATGCTTTTCACAAGTTAACAGAAAATATTATTCATACATTTAAGTTTTATTATACAGAAGTAGAAACAATAGCTGAGCTTCAACATGAAGTTACAGCCTTTCTCCTTGAAAAACTGCATCTCTATAATCAATCTAAAGGGAAAGCATTTTCTTATTTTGGTACTATTGCTAAACGTTATTTGATTCTTTATAATAATAAGAATTATGAGAAATTAAAAGGTAAAGCGGGTGTGGACGCCATAGACGAAGACAAAACAATTGTAATTGATATTTTGAATTCATCAGTACCTACAGATGATCCTTTAGTTAGTGAAAATTATTTTATAGAACAGTTTATTAAATATATGGATATTCATTTATTCAGAATATTTCCTGATAAGGAAGATGCTAAGACAACTGATGCTATTATGGAGTTATTTAAACGAAGAGAAGACTTAGATATCTTTAATAAAAAAGGAATTTACATTTATATTAGAGAGATGACTAATCAAGACACTCCTCAAATAACTAAGGTAATAAAAAGTTTAAAGAAGGTATATCTTAGATTACTAAACCAATACTTAGATTATGGTTATGTTGGGTTAAACTATTAAGAAATTTTTATTTAATTTATATTTATAATAAAAATATATCATGGATTTTAACACCATAACACTCTTTGGTAAAAAGACTTTTGCTGATTTACTAAAAGAGATACATACTAATTCCTCTAATAAGGAAAAAGAGATTAGAGCTCTTATAGACAATTTAAAACCGTTCATCAATTCGGCTGGTGATGCGGTTATTATTGTCCCTTTAATTAAAGACTATTTAGATGTATCTGTAAAAAATGATGATTTATTAATTAAAATGGCAGGTATTGTACAACGTGCAATGAATTCTAATCAAGGATCAGATGAATTACTATTATCAGACTCAGATAAAGAAATGCTATTCCAGTCAATGAATGAGTTAGACGCTCAAGTTAAAGTAGAATTACCTAAAATAGAGAATGAGCAATTTATATCCTAGTTTACAAACCAGTATATCTAGTAATTCTAGTAAAAAAGGAGGTAGTAATGGTAACACTTTTTTCTTTGCTAGAGTTAATGACATTCTATTGTCTACTGAAACTAAAACTGAAAATTTTTTTAATGATGCAGGTGGATGGGCAGGATTAGGTTCTATTAAATTTACTCAATTAGGGACTACCACTGATAATGATAAACCTTCAAGATTAATAGCAAAACCCCTTTTTACTAATATTTTACAATATCCTATTTTAGAAGAAGTAGTCTTAATTTTACAAGCACCTTCTGATGGTTTAAATACTGATCCTCAAGCTAAAAATTATTATTATTTAACTACTATAGGTTTATGGAATAGTATTCACCATAATGCCTTTCCTGATATACCTAGTTTTGATAGAAAAATAAGAAATAAAAATGATGCTTCTACTCAACAAATAGAAGAAGGTAGTTCTATATCAAATAATCCTGATATTGAAGTTTTAAAATTTGGTAACTCTTTTAAAGAGAAATCAGGAATTAGAAATTTATTACCTGAGGAAGGAGATATCATAGTTGAAGGAAGATGGGGCCAATCTATTAGATTTTCATCAACAACTGCTAAGAAATTACCAACTAATTCATGGAGTGCTCAGGGTGAATTAGGATCACCTATTACTATTATACGTAATGGGCAAACTAAAGAGCAAAACACCTCAGCACCATGGGTTCCTTTATATGAAGATATTAACAATGATGGATCTTCAATCTATATGTCATCAGGTCAAGATATACCTTTAGAACTTGCTTCTAAAAATTTAAAATCTTTTGATGTAACTGTAGGTTCTGCATTTAATTCTGCGTTACAAATTCCTGATCCTTATATTCCATCACCGGATGTTTCACCTAACCAAGCAGATAACCTTAGATAATGGCAGACTATAAACCAGACTTTCCTTACTTAGGAGAACAAATAATAATAAATTCAGGTAGAGTTATTCTTAATTCTAAGGATGATTCTGTGTTTTTATTTGGTAAGAAAGCTATAGGTTTTTCTTCAGCTGGTACTATTAATTTTGATGCGGATGAAGCCGTTATAATTAATGCTCCTAAAATTTATTTAGGTATAGGAGCTAAAGAACCTTTAGTAAAAGGTACTCAATTAACTATAATGTTAGATGATATATTAGATGCTTTAAGAGTTTTAAGTGCTCAATTAAGTGGTACTCAAGATAGTAATGGTGTTGGTATAACTAATATAATAACAGCTAGTGACAGTTTAAATAAATCTGTAGGTAGAATTAAAAGTAGAATAAAAGACATAATATCAGATAAAAACTATACTTTGTAATGGCTATACCTCCAGGAATATCTAAAGTTTTAACAGAAATTGCTCCACAGCGTATAAATGATGCTGTAGAGAAGATATTAGATATACTAAATAAAGTTAATGAAGGTGTTAGAAAGATTAATGAAATTGATTTTTGTAACCCTTTAGGCTATATTCTAACTAAAGCTTTACCCCCAGGAGGAGTTTTAGAGAATAAAATGTTACAATATGCTAAAAAAGTTACTGAGTTTATTAATAGCATTGAGAATAAAATATCTCCAGGTAGAATTGAAAGCGAAATTGTCAAACCCGGTGATACACCTGAACAAATAAAAGCTAAAGATGAAGCTTACAAAGCTAGATTATTATCATATCAGGCATCAATTGAAGAGATAAGAGTATCTTTAGAAGAAATTATACCTCCTCCAGATTTAGTTGAAATTTTCCCAGGTGGTGAAGGTTTAGTACAAACTATTAATTCAATAAATTTAGCTTTAACCGCTACAAGTGACACTATTGACTCTAAAATTGATCCTAAACAAACCATTTTAACTCAAATTTCTCTTTTAAAATCTTTTTCTGATAAATTAAGACCTTTTATGAGTCCTATTAATATAGCTACTTTAGCTATAGGAGATCAAGCTGAAGAGTTAAATAAAAAATTAAGAGATTTTATTAGACCTGAGAGGTTTGCTTCTAGTGTAGCTTTTATTATAAGACAGGTAAAAGCTATAGATAAAGGAATTGTTCAAATTCAAAAAATGGTTCAATTAATTAATACTATTTTAAAATTAATAAATGTTCTTGTAAAAATCTTTAAATTTGTATGTAAAATATTAAAAATAGCTCCTATACCTGTAGCTGTAGGTGGAGGAGGTTCTCCTGTTGTGGCTGTAACAACTGGTTCATTAACTTCTAAAGCAGATAGAGTTGCAAAATTTCAAGCTGATATTGATGATTATGGTAAAATAATTAGAATGATATCTACTTTTTTAAGTAAAAGTATAATTCTTCAAATACAAAGAATAAGAAAAGAAATTATAAGATTATTAACAGGTTTAAATATTTTATATAAAAATCTTTTAGCTTGTCCTTATACAAATGATCCTTTATTAGAACAAAATTTACAAAGTGCTATTTCTTCTTTAGAAAATAATTTAACTACTTTAGATAATTTATTTCCTACAGCTAAAACAGATAATATTTTACCTTCATTATATGGTGGATATGAAATTGATATTATTAAAGAAGAAGTTGTTGACGCCGGAATAAAATTACTAAGAAGAAGAGTAATAGTTGCTGACCAAAGAGGTATTACTGTTTATGAAGGTACACCTACTTTTGCTTCTGATGATCAGGTTTTAATAAAAGAAGGTCAATATCAAATAGATAAATTAGGAAATGTAGGTACTAGTGATGAAGGTAATTCTGCTCCTACTAACCAACAAATAATAAATGAAATGAATGAATTAGGATTTAACCCAAATGATGTCACTGTTACTCCTAATGACATAGATTAAAAACAAGTTGTATTATTAAATATTTATAATTATGAATTTAGAAGCTTTAAGAAAATTAATCAGAGAAGAAATGAGAACTGTAATCAGAGAGGAACTTAAAGGTATCCTTACTGAAGCAGTAGTCATAGCAAGTACGCCTGAAACAAAAACTCAAGCTCAAACTCACCCTCATATTAAGGTTGAGTCTACTTACAAACCTAAATTTTCAGAAATATTAGCTGAAAAGAAAGCTCCTGTGTCTACCGGAAATCCAGTGTTTGATTTATTGAATGAGACTGCGAATGAAGGTGAATGGAGATCTATAAACGGTGGTTATAACGCTCAAGATGCAGTAGGATTTGCAGGTGGTTTACCAGGTATGGGAGGTATGAATACTCCTGTAGTATCATCGGTAGACCAAATGATATCAAAACATGCTCCAGTGCGTGATATAAATGATGTAAGAATAGATGCTGTTCCTGATTTTACAGGATTAATGGGTAAATTAAAAGAAAACGGTAAATTATAATGGCGTATAATGTAATTAATATTAATCCTTTAGACTTACAACCTAGCAAAGGTGTAGGTATTAAAGTACCATTTGATGGTCCTACAGGATTAAATATAACTTACACTACTAAAGATGCTGTTAAATCAAACATTTTAAATTTCTTTTTAACAGGTAAAAGAGAAAGAATAATGAGTCCTGATTTTGGAGCAGGTATTAGAGAACAATTATTTGAACAAATTACAAATAATACTGCTGAAAATTTAGAAGATATTATTACTTTTGGTTTAAGTGATTATTTCCCTCAAATCCAACTAACTAATTTGAATGTTAGTGCGTTACCAGATCAAAATTTAATACAAATCTATTTTAGTTATTCTATAAGAAATACTAATATACAAGACGAAATTACAATAAATTTCAATAATTAATAATGGCTAATTCAAAGACCGTACAATATTTAAATAAAGATTTTGATAGTTTAAAAGCTCAATTAATAAATTTTGCTCAAACTTACTATCCAAATACTTATAATGATTTCAATGAGGCTTCACCTGGTATGATGCTTATTGAAATGGCATCTTATGTAGGGGATGTTTTATCATTTTATATTGATAATCAAATACAAGAAAATTTTCTTCAATTTGCTAAACAAAGAAAAAATTTACTAGCCCAAGCTTACACTTTTGGTTACCAACCTAAAGTAACTAAAGCAGCCTCTGTAGTATTATCAGTTTATCAAGTAGTACCTTCTACTATTGCCTCAGGTCAATATGAACCAGATTTTAATTATGCTTTAATTCTAGAAGAAGGAGGTAAAGTATCCTCAAATTTAGATTCTAATGTCCAATTCTTTATAAATGAAAAATTAGACTTTTCAAAATCAACTCCAGGTTCTGAAACAGAAATTTCAGTTTATTCTACTGATGTTTTTGAAAATCCTCAATTTTATTTATTAAAAAAAACAGTTAAGGCATCAGCAGGAACTTTAACTTCTACTAATATAACATTTGGTAATCCTGAACGTTTCCCTACAGTAGATATTAGTGATACTAATATTATTGAAATAGTTAGTGTAGTTGATTCTAATAATAATAAATGGTATGAAGTACCTTATTTAGCTCAAGATACTATTTTTGAACCTACTGCTAATATAGCTCAAAATGATCCCAATTTATCTCAATATAATGAGACAGTACCTTATTTATTAAAATTAAAAAAAGTACCTAGAAGATTTGTAACTAGATTTAAAGAAAATAATCAATTACAAATGCAATTTGGTCCTGGAGTTTCATCAGGGGCTGATGAAGAAATTATTCCTAATTCAGATAATATAGGTTTAGGATTACCTTATGGAGTGAATAAAATGACAACTGCATTTGATCCTTCAAACTTTTTATATACTCAAACTTACGGAATAGCACCTTCAAATACTACTTTAACTGTAACTTATTTAAAAGGTGGAGGAGCTACTTCAAACGCTCCTGTAGGTACATTAACACAAAATTCAGGAGTTACTACTATATTTAATGGTAATAATATAGATGCTACTTTATCTAATACAGTTTTAGCTTCTTTAGCTTTTGATAATGAAGAAGCAGCTAATGGTGGAGGAGATGGAGATACTAATGAGCAAATAAGACAAAATGCTTTATCATCATACCCAACCCAATTAAGAACTGTAACTAAAGATGATTATGTTATTAGAACTTTATCTTTACCTTCAAAATTTGGAGTAGTCTCAAAAGCTTATATTAACCAAGATATCAGTATTCAAAATAATTTTACAACTGATTTAATGGCTACTCAAAATTATAATGTAGTTTCATTATATATTTTATCTAGAGATAATAATAATATTTTAACATTACCTAATAATGCTTTAAAACAAAACTTAAAAACTTATCTTTCTCAATATAGAATGATAACTGACGCGGTTAATATAAATGATGCTTTTATTATTAATATTGGAGTAAATTTTGAAATTATAGTTAGACCTAATTATAATAATAGACTAGTTCTAAATAACTGTTTAACTTTATTACAATCTTATTTTAATATTGATAATTGGCAAATAAACCAACCTATAATTTTACCAGAAATTTATAGCAATTTAGATCAAATTGAAGGAGTTCAAACTGTACAGAAAGTAGAAATTATAAATAAAGCTGGGAGTAATACTAATTACTCACAATATTCATATGATATTAAAGGAGCTACTATAAATAATATAATTTATCCTTCATTAGATCCAAGTATTTTTGAAGTTAAATTTCCTACAACAGATATACAAGGTAGAGTAGTTACTTTTTAAAGAAATTAGTTTAATGTATATTTATAATATATATTAGATTTATGGCTATTTACAAAATATTTCCTGAAAAAGACACTTTCATTTCTTACTATCGTTCTACTCAAAATTTTGGTAGAGATGAAGTATTAGAAATTTCAAATGAAACTGAATTAACTTCATTACATGCTGATAAGACTAGGGCTTTAATACAATTCCCTACATCTCAAATATCAGATGTTATTACTAATAAAGTAAGTGGTAGTTTTGTATCTTACCTAAGATTATTTTTAGCTAACGCTTATATCCCTTCAGATTATACAATCTTAGCTTATCCTGTCTCAAGAAGTTGGGAAATGGGATTAGGTAGATCTACTGATGATCCTATTAATACTATTGGATGTACTTGGAATGCCTCCGCTCAATCCTCAAACTGGGTTAGTGCTGGTGGAGATTATTTAGAAAATATTTCTTCATCTCAGAGTTTTAACTATATATCTAGTAAAGATGTTAACATGAATGTTAGCAACATAGTTCTAGGTTGGAATTCAAGTTCATTTCAAAATTATGGTATTTTATTAAAACAAAGTAGTAGTATAGAAGGAAGTGAAAATCCACTTATTACTAAATTCTTTTCAATGGATACTCATACTATTTATCCTCCTCAATTAGAATTTAGATGGGATGATAGTTTATATAGCACTACTTTAACACAAATAACATCATCAGATTTTGTATCTACTATTTCTAATAATAAAACAGAATTTGAAGAAAATACAATTTATAAATTTAGAATTAAAGCTAGAGATAGATTCCCGGCCCGTGCATTTACTACTTCATCAGTTTATTTAACTACAAAAGCTTTACCATCAACAACATATTGGGCTTTAAAAGATGTTAAAACTGAAGAAATGGTAGTTGATTTTGATACTACTTACACTAAAATAAGTTGTGATAATACTAGTAATTATTTTAAAATCTATATGGATGGTTTAGAACCTGAAAGATACTATCAAATTCTATATAAAACTATACTATCAAGTGGTGAAACTGTAGTAATAGATGATGTATCAAATTACTTTAAAATAGTTAGATAATGGCTGAATCAGTTCAATTAAATAAAACAGTTTATGGTAAGATTACATATCCTAATGTAATTAATACTCAGTTTACCCAACTAGTAGGTGCTAATCCTACTGATGAAGCTACTCCTATTACTATAGAAGAATTTTTTCAAGCTTATGATGATTTATTTTTTGAAATTCCTATTGATGGAGAATTTAATTCTCATTTAGAATTAATACAAAGAAGTACAGAGTATGTAGGTGTCACCCAAACAACAGGTGAAATTGATGCTCTACTAACAGAAATAAATCAACTAAGATTAGAAAATCTTAGATTAAACCAGCAATTAGATGAATTAAATTCATAATAAAAATAAATGGAAATAACTAATATATCAAGTCTAGATAGAACTTCTTTTATAAATCAAGACTATAAACCTCAAGATGAGACCTTACTAAATACTTTAGAAGTAAATAGTGAGTTTGGTAATCCTGAGGACAAAATAGAGATCCATATTATAACTCCTGATGGGGAAGTTATAGAATCATCTTATGATTTTAGAAATTATAAAATAGAAACTCAAGTAAAAGATAGTTCTTTATTTAGCCAACTTTTATTAGATCCTAAAACTGATTTAGAATCATTTGGATATTCTACTGGACAATATGATGTTAATTATAATTTCTATAGACAATTATTCTTAAGTAACCCAGCAAATAACTACTTTATATCAGAAATATCATCAGATAGAACTGAAATAAAAGTTACTAACAATAATATATCATATACAGATTTAGGTCAAGCTTATTTAAATTATATAGCTACTAGAAATTCAAGAAATTTTTACTCAGATTTTATTTTAAATTTTGGGGACAATAAGACTTATATAGCAGTTAATATAGCTTTAGATAATGTTAACACAAATATTCCTAGTTTATATATTAAATTATATGAACCCCTTCCTTCTGATATAGTTGTTAAAAATACTTTATGGTTAGTAGAATCTATATCTGAACCATACTCATTTAGAGTAAACACAGAATTTATAGCTGAGGATACAAATACAACAATCCCTTTAAAAGGACCAAATATTAATATTGATCTAAATGATAAGATTAATTTAACTACACCATATTTAAATTTATCTAATCTATTAACTAATTCTTCTACTTCATCTTATCAACAATTACAATCTTGGTTAGATGAAAAAAGTATAGAAATAACAGTTGATTATACTGATTTTTCTAATTTTATTCATTTTTCATCTGCAGTTGAAAGATTAGAAAATTTTAAATATAAATTAACTCAAATCCAATCTTTACAAGCTGATATAAATGCTTTAAGTTCTATAAACCCTTTAGCAGGTCCAACTTATATTAATTCTAACAAAGCTGTTTTACAATCTAAATTAGATACTCTTATCCAAAAATTAGATGGATATGAATATTACTTATACTATGAAACAGGATCTAAAGCTTGGCCTAAAACTAATACTATAAAACCTTATATTAATGCTGGAGTAAATGACCCTCAAGCTAAAACATGGTTTGGTAGTTTTAATGAAAATTCAAATTATTATGGAGGGGAAATATTAGATGCTTCTAATTTTGATACTTCTAATAGAGATTATATTTGGAATAATTTACCAGACTATATTAAAGCAGATCCTCAAAACTCTAATTTAGAGTTATTTACTTCAATGTTGGGTCAACATTATGATTATATTTGGACATATATTAAAGATATAACTGACATTCAAATTGCTGATAACAGACTTGATTTTGGTATTTCAAAAGATTTAGTAGCTGATACTTTAAGAAATTTTGGTATTAAATTATATACTAACTCTAGAAATCAAGATGATATTTACACTTCATTATTAGGAATAAATGCTGAAGGTAGTTTTTTACCTTCAACAGGATCTTATTTAATTAACAATTATGTAACTGCATCTCAATATACTATCCCTGACAATGACATCGTAAGAGAAACATATAAAAGGATTTATCACAACATGCCTTATTTACTTAAGACTCGTGGTACAAGAGCAGGATTACGCGCTTTAATCAACTGTTTTGGTATTCCTGAAACTATCTTAAAAGTAAGAGAATTTGGTGGTTTAGATAAAGATTCAAATAATGTTACTACATTTTATGAAAAATTTGCTTATGGGTTTAATACCAATGGTAGTTCATCTTTATCAATACCTTGGTTACCTTTAAACTCACAATATTTAGATACTACTTATAGAGATATAGTACCTGATACTTTAGAATTTAGATTCAAAACACCTGGTATACCAGATGCAAGTCATTATTCTCAATCATTATTTTATGTAACTTCACCAACAGAAGGATTACAATTTGGTATTCAATTATTATATCCATCAGGAACTAATGCTTCTTATAATACAAATGGATTAAATGAGGCTTACTCCAAATATGGAGAATTAAGATTCTTTTTATCAGGTTCAGAAGGGTATGCTAAAACTTCTCCTTTATATTTACCTTTCTTTAATGGAGATTGGTGGAATGTAAAATTAAATAGAGAAACAGGAAGTTTAAGATTAAGTCAAACTGGTTCAGATAATACTTATACTTTATCTACTAAAAATTCTATATATAATGGATATAATGGAATTAGTGTAGGTTTTGAAGGTTCTACATCTTTATTTATATCAGGTTCAACATCTTCTTCATATAATAGAGCATGGAGTAATTATACTACATTTGATATATCTCAGCCATATGGATATGATTCACCTTTAGCTTTATATGATTTTGATTTTATACTTTATGATGATAATACAATTGAACCTCCATATTTTGGTTATTTAGGAGGAGACGGTGTTCATAATTCACCTTTAGCTCCTAATAATATTTTTAGTGGTTCATTTCAAGAATTTAGATATTGGATAGGTAGTTTAGATAATACTTCATTTAATGATCATACTTTACATCCACGTTCTATAGTAGGTAATAATCCTTCAGCTTCATATTCAGAATTAAGTTTTAGATTACCTTTAGGAAATGAATTAGATAATAATTTAACTCAATTTTTAACTTCAGCTCATCCTACAATAGCAGGTAACCAAATAACATCCTCATTCTTATTTGAATCAGGAAGTACTTCTATAGTATTATCAACAGCTAAAATAAATAATTTAGCATCAGCTTCATATGAGTCTACTGTTTATACTTCATTAATTAATACCCCTAATGTAGGAGCTACAACTGAAGTAGATGATAAAGTAAGAATAACTGAATCTAATTTAATACCAGGAGATGTTTTAACTCCTTATATTAGTATTCAAAAACCAGGAGATATTCCTTATACAAATGATTTATCAATTGTAGATATATCTTTATCACCTCAAGATTCTATTAATGAAGATATAATAGCTCAATTAGGTACTTTTAATATTGATGATTATATAGGTGATCCTAGATTAGCATCTTTACCATCATACCCTGCTTTAACTGAATTAAGAAATTTTTATTTCCAAAAATATTCTAGATCACAAAATATATTTGATTTAATAAAACTTTTATCTTATTTTGATAATTCATTATTTAAAATGATAAAGGATTTTGTTCCTGCTAAAGCTAATCTTTCAACTGGTTTAACTATTAAACCTCATATTTTAGAAAGAAATAAAATGGCTAAATATGAACCTGAACCTATTTTTGTAGATCATAGTGGTTCTATAGAGACAGCTTTTATATTAGGTTCTAATGGATTAGACTTAGATTTAAACACAAATTATACTGAAATTATAACTAATGATTTGCTTCCATCTTTTCCTTTTAATCATACTGATAGAAGAGAATTATTTACAGGAGAATTAGGAGGATCTGAAGCTACAGTATACTACCCTAAAAGTAGAAGTATTGTTTATGAACCTAATAAATTAAATGTATCAACCTCTGTAGCTATAGCTAATAGATTCTCTGAATTACCTTTTCAACCAACATTAAATAATGTATTAAACGCTAGAACAACTAATAATTATTTAGATATAGATTACTCTTATAATCCAAATGTACCTGTTAATATAAATTTTTTAAGTGCTAGTTTAGCTTTAAGTTTAAGAACAACAGCTTTTCCATTTTTAGATGCTACGGTACAAGATAGTAACTATACATTAAAGAGACATACTCAACCTAGATATGAAGGAAGTAGACTATTTGGTAGTAAGTACAATGTGTACTCTCCTAACGATATATCTTATGGATCAGACCCTGTTATTAATTTAAATTCAGTTAAATTTGCTTATTTTGATTCAATTACTTCTCAATCTTTAACTTTAAATGGTAGAAGTAATGCTAATATAAAATATTTAATTGATAGTGCTTCAAATATTGTTGAGTTAACAGAAGCTAATAATAATTTATTTGATGTTCAAGATATTTTTAATAAAACTAATGCTAATATAGCTTTAGATAATACAAAAGTTCCTTCAAATCAAAAATCCTTAAATGGTTTAAAATCTATTTATGCAGGTGGATTTAGATATGAACCTATATTACAAAATTATTCTACAATACAAACTACTCAGACTTCATTAATATTTAATTTAGAAAATCCTATTGCTATAGACAATCCTGCTACAGGTTCTCAAGTAACTTCTTCTGTAAATAGATTAACAGTAACTAATTTTTCTTTAGCAACACCACCATCTACAACTTCACCTTTAAACACATTAAATCCTCTACTAAGCGCAGTATTAGACTCAGGTATAAATGTAACAGTAACTAGAAATGTATCTTCAAATGAAACTGTATATCAAAGAGTATCAGGACAAATAAGAGTAACTGTAAGTATTTCACCTCCACAAGGGCAAACAATGACTTTATGGGGTAGAAATGGAGAGGGTCCTCATACTTTTGCAATACCTTATCCTAACGAGGGAAATACTACAGATACTGGAAATATGATTGAAACTAATGGTAATGCTGTGAACTTCTGGGATTATATTAGATACATAACATTACCTGCAGGTTATATTGCTACTACTTACAATGGTGGTGGTTGGGTAGTAAACACAACTGGTCCTAAAACTTTTGCTGAAATCCAACATTATCATCGAAACCATGGTATTGATAACATAGAAGTTAAATCTACTGGTACTCAAGCTACTTTAAATTTAGTTAACCAATTAAATTCATTTGGAGCTGACCCAACTTTTAATATAAATTCAGGTGGCCCTTATAATATTGAAGAAAATGATGGTTTATCAGTTACTGCTACTTTCCAAATAGAAGGTATTGTAGCTTTACCACCAAATGAGGGACAAGTAGGTTCTACTGTTATTTTACCTTTAAGAACATTATCCAACATTGAAGGAGTTATAAGAACAACTTGGAATTTTACTAAAACCTCTACTAGCTCTGATTTAACATTTACTACAGCTCCTTCAAATTTAATTAACATTTCTCCAGTAAGTAATGGACAGTATATTTTTACAGATGCCCCTAGTTTAGTTTTCATTAATCAGTTTATAGATAATGGATATAGTTCAGGATCAGGTGATATTTCAAATTGGTATTTTGAGAGAGGAAAAAATGCCTTTAGCAATTTTACTCAATTAACTGCTTCATATAATTTATCAACTTTATATTATAGGTATATATCTTCACCAGTAAATAACAATACAAGTTTCTTTACTCAAGCTCTACCAACTGCTTCTATAGATGTTGGTTATCAAGATATAACTGAATTATTTATCCCTAAAATAGGAGATTTAATTAAATTTTATAATCATGAAAATGAAAAATATCCATTTAATATTGATTTTGAAAGAGAAATAATTAATATTATTCCTCCACAAGGTAATATAGGCTCAGGTTCATTTGGAACAGGTTCATATGAAAACAGATTAGTTTTTGAAGTATTTGGTGAAAATATTCCTAATATAGCATGTATAAATAAAAATCAATTACCAGGACAAGTAGGTAAAATACTAAATTTTATATTTTTATCTAAAATACCAGATGAAACTAATATTATTATAAATCATGAAAAAAATCCTGGACTTACTTCAACTGGAATTTTATACACTGATGATATAACTCCTGAATTAAAAAAAGAAGCAGGTAATATAATTAAAGGATTAAAATCACAAAACTTAATTTAAAGAAATAAAAAATACATATATTTATAATTAGTAATTACAAAACATACAATGGGATATTTAAATAACACCTCAGTAACTATAGACGCTATTCTTACTAAAAAAGGACGTGAATTATTAGCTAAAAATGATGGTTCTTTTAGAATCACTCAATTTTCATTATCTGATGATGAAATAGATTATACTTTATATAATCCAAACCACCCATCTGGATCTGCTTTTTATGGAGAAGCTATTGAAGCTATGCCCATATTAGAAGCATTCCCTGATGAGACTCAAATAATGAAGTATAAACTTTTAACATTACCAAGAGGTACTGCTAAATTACCTGTACTAGATGTAGGTTATACTACTATAACATTACGTCAAGGTGCTTCACTTGCTATTACTCCTCAAACATTAAATTATTTAGGAGCATCTACAGCATTTGAATCTTCAGGATACACTGCTATTATTGGTGATTCAAGATTATTATCTACATTCAATGGTGTAGGTATTAATACTACTGAAGCTACAACTTTAAATTCAACTACTACAATTGGAACTAATGTTTCAAGAACAGTAATTGGAGCTACTATAAATTTAACAGCAACTACTGTTAATACATTATTTGGTACAAGAAATTCTTTAACAACTACTTTAACAATAACAGGTAGAGATTCAGGAGCAAGATTAACAATTCCAGTAACTATAACTAAAGTAACTAGTTAATAAAATAATAATATGAGCTATATACCTTTTAACGCTGAAGACTTTGTAGTAAGTGCTGATTCAATTACTTCAACCCTATGGAGTAATAATGCATCTACATTAATATCATTTTTTACAGCCTCAGCAGCAATAACTAATAACGCATACTTACCTGTATATGCTGTTAATCCTGTATCTAATACAACGGCTTTACCTCAATTTTCTTTATCTTATGGTAATGCTGAAGGTTCAGGTTCAGCTCCTATTAATCCTACAGTAATTGGTTCTTCTCCTTCAAGAATTACTTATGGTCAATTTAGAACATTAGTTAATGGAGATGAAAATACAAACTTTAATTTTGGAACTGGTAATACAAATTCATCTGATCTTTATGTTATAAACATTAATAGAGCTAATTATAAAGAAAAATTATTCTTAGGAACATTTAATTTATGGTTATCAGGTTCAGATGGTACTAA